AGCAGAACATGTACAACCTTGGCGCCGCTCTTGTAAAGTCTATGGGGTTCCAGAATGTTGATGATTTTCTTACAGACCCATCAAAGGTTCCGCCTAAACAAGAAGAGCAAGATCCAGCGGTCATGGCCAAACAACAGATGGAACAGATGGAGGTGCAGATAAAGCTCAAAGAGCTAGAGATAAAAGCGGCAGACGTTGAGGTTAAAAAGCAGAAGATACAACAGGAGTATCAGAAAAACGCGGTTGACGCTCAGTTGAAGGTTGCAGAGTTAAAACTTGAGCGCGATCAGAAAAGGGCGGTAGCAATAGGAGCAACATGAATGATGAACTAAGGGAGGCAAAAGCTAAACGCATCCTCCATGATCCTCTATATATAGAGGCGTTTGATATAATTAAAGAAGATTTAATGAACCGTTGGAATGCTAGTGGTTCGATAGAGTTGGAGGCCAGAGAATCTATCTGGCTTGCGATGAGACTGCTTGACAAGATTCAAGGTCATCTAAAGTCCATAATTGAAACCGGACATATGGCCGAGATAATGAGCAAGCAACACCCACATATTTAGGAGAAATAAAAAATGGCGGATACGCAAACTGCCCCGCAAGCACCGGCTGGATTACAGCCAATTCCCGCGCTAGGTGGAAGTGTCACTGAAGCGCAAGAAGCATTACTTAGTTTAATGGACCCCCCAGAGGAAACGCCAGAAACTAAGGAAGCTCAACCTACCGATGTTGAAGAGTCTCAACCCGAAGAGGAAGATGAATCATTTGAAGAGGAGCCGGAAGAGTCTGAAGAAGACGAAGAAGGCAGTGATGTTGATGAGCTTGAGGAAGCCGACGAAGACGATCCGACTGAAGAGGCCGAAGAAACAACCCTATATACTGTAAAGGTAAATGGGGAGGACACAGAGGTTACCGAAGAGGAACTAATCAGAGGTTATTCCAGACACTCAGATTACACCAGAAAGACGCAAGAGTTAGCAGAGGAGAGACGGAATATTGAAGCCGCTGAGGTTCAATATCAATCCGAATTCGCCGCTATGCAGCAGGAGCGTCAACAGTACGTTGAGGCGGTAAGCCAAACAATTCAAAACTCGATGGCTGGTTTGCAACAGTACAGTGATATAGATTGGCCTGCTCTAAAAGAGCAAGATCCAATCGAGTACATTACCAAGCGTGATGAGTATCGCGAGATACAAGAGAGCGTGCGGACTAATCAGCACAAGATGCAGGCGGAGCAACATAAACACGCATCCGAACAAAAGCAGGAACGAGATCACATGTTGCGTGAAGAGCATGAAAAGTTACTCGAAAAGATGCCCGAGTGGGGAGAACCCGCCGAGCAGAAACGATTAGCCCAAGAGCTTAGAGATTACGCAATTGATCAGGGCTTTTTACAGGATGAAGTTAATAGCTTAGTTGATCATAGATCTTTAGTCGTTCTTTCCAAAGCGTTGAAGTATGACGCTTTACAGAAAGCCGATGTAAAATCTAAAAAGATTAAAAACAAGCCGAATGTTGTTAGGCCGGGAAAGGGCACGAGCAAGAAAGAGGCTAGCACCTCAAAGCGTTCTGCAAAAATGAAGAGGCTTCGACAGACAGGGCGCATCGATGATGCGTCTTCACTCCTAGAGGATTTTATAGACATTTAACTAAAGGAGGGAAATGCTATGGCAGTTCCGTCAGATACAAGGCAAACCTATGGTGCTATAGGCATCAGGGAAGACCTATCAAATATTATATATAACATCAGTCCAACGGACACCCCATTTCTCAACGGATGTGGGCGAGGTTCTGCGGATAACACCACGTTCGAGTGGCAGACAGATACGTTAAAGACAGCCGCAGCTAATATGCAGCCTGAAGGTAACGATTACGCCAATACTGCCGCGACAGAGCCAGTCCGTCTGACTAACTACACCCAGATTTCGGCAACGCAGGTTTCGAGTTCTGGAACTGCGGAAGCGGTCGATTTTGCTGGTCGTAAATCTACTCAGGCTTATCAACTCGCAAAACGCGCTAAAGAAATGAAGCGCGACATGGAGTTTATGCTGCTTGAGGGCACACCTAAAGCTCTTGGTTCTTCTGGCTCTGCTAGAAACACCGCTGCCTTTTCAACTTGGATTGGTACGACTGTGAATGCAACGTCAAATGTTGTTGCCGCTTCTACCGGTCTTGGTTTGACTAACAATGGTAGTAGCTCTCCTGCCGTCGGTCCAGACGGTACTACAGAGGCAGGTACGGGCGGTGCTGATACAGCCATTACCATTGCCTTGGTCAACAATGTTGCTGAACGCATATGGAATTTGGGTGGGACACCAGATACTATTTTGTGTGGTGGTGTTGTAAAGGGTACTATCAGTTCATCTACTGTTGGTGGCGCTGTGGTTGCTGAACCCAGAGGTAATAACTCAGGGAAAGGTCCTATCACGGCTGTAAACGCGGTTGATGTTCTTGTTACGGACTTTGGCACGTTTAAGGTTGTACCTGATCGGCACATACCTGCTACTCAGGTTAACTTTATAGACTTTGACCTTTGGTCGGTTGATTATTTACGTCCATTCAGCACAGAAACTCTTGCCAAATCCGGCGATAGTGTGAAACAGCTTTTGATTGCTGAGTACGGTTTGCGAGCTAAGAATGGCAACGGAAGTGGCCAGTTAAAGAGCGCAATCTAAACAGTCTTGGTTTAGCCCCCTCCGGGGGGCTTTGCCTCAAAGGAGAAATAAGATGGCACATATTGGACAACCGCCTAGCAAGGGCACCGCAACCGCTATTGGTCCAGACATGAACCCTCCGCCTTATGCAGAGGGAGAGCCTAAACTTAAAAAGTATGGGCCGGGAACAGATGGCGCTTTAGGACATACAGATCATAATGGGTCTATAGATAATGTTATAAGCTCTCAGGTTTCAAAGGTAGGAAAAGTTTATGGCTGGTAAAGCGAGTAAGTCTGCAAAACAGAAATCTGTTAAACAGAAAAAAAACCAGAATCCTATGACTTTTGAGGAAAAACTTTCTGACACGAAAGGTCGGATGAATAGGATTGTAGAAGGTGATGATCCGGGGTATCATTTAAGATGACTGAAAAAGCACAACCTAATATGTTGCACACTACTTTCCATTCCAGCGCGGATGAGAAAGAGTTTACTATAAATACATATCAGGATTGTGAGCCCATACTTGAGGAGAATAAGAAATCATATAACAATTATGGCGACTTACTTACTCCAGGTAAAACTGGAGAGGGGGTGCGTGTTGCCTCCATACCCTTAAACGTATGGACTCAGTGGATGAAAGAAACAAACGGAGAGATAGAGAAAGATCATAACCTTATGAAAAAGTATCTAAACGATCCAGACAATAAATATTTTAGGACTACACCAACGAGGGTTTAATTATGTGGCTATACGCATTTGGCGTCGCAGGACGCGCACAAACTGACACAGCAAACGGATATAGAGTCTTAAACCAAAACATATTCTTTTCAGCCCGTAACGTCTAATGGCTATTGGAACGTACGCAGAACTACAAACTGCGGTAGCTAACTGGCTGGATCGTGATGATCTGACTGACAGAATACCAGAGTTTATAGCTTTGGCGGAAGCGAAAATGAATCGCGTTCTGCGTATATCCCTTATGGAAAACATTAGCACTGCGCTATCAACGGTGGGTGGTCAAAGAGATTACCCTCTTCCTGCTGGATTTACCGGGATGAAAGAGTTTCATCTTACTACTAATCCTTTGACACCTCTATCTTATCTCACACCAGAAATGATGAACAGGTTGTGGGCTGGTAGCACCTCTGGAAAACCGAGAGCGTTTACTTTATTTTCTGATGCCGGGGTAAGAAAGATTAGACTAGGCCCGTCGCCAGATGTGGTCTACACCACCTCTATGCTCTATCTTAAAAAGATTGACAATCTATCTGTTTCGAATCCCACAGAAACAATGCTGACGGAGAATCCAGATATATATTTATACGGAGCTTTATTAGAAGCAGAGCCTTTCCTTATGAACGATGCTAGGATAGGCACATGGGCCGGCTTACTACAGAAGGTAGCGCAAGACTTACAAGATAGAGACAACTTTGACCGTCACTCAGGCTCTGAGTTGAGGGTGATTAACACGACAGGATATCCATAATGGCATTAGATCCCGCAAATTATATCGACGAATTATCGATAACCGACCCCACGGCTAGTGATTTAGTATCTCAGGGCGACGATCAAATAAGAACCGTCAAAAGGGCTGTAAAGCAATCCTTCCCATCTGTTGACATAGCGGTAAACGCTATACATACAGCGGCTACTGCTCCAGCAGTTGCTATTGCAGAGGGCTTGCTTTGGATAGATACATCCGCTGGCGCTGGTAATCATGTAGCCAAGATATATGACGGTGGGTCTTTTATCACTTTACCGTTTAGTGTGGAGACTGCCCAAACTGTAGACATTAATGGTGGAACTATTGATGGCACCGTAATCGGTGGGGCAGCTGCGGCAGCCGTTACAACGACTAGCTTAGTAGCAACAACCGCTGACATCAACGCTGGCACTGTTGACGCCGTTCTTGGTGGTACAACTCCAGCAGCAATTACTGGTACGACAATAAAGGCTAATACCAGCCTAGAGCTAGCTACAGGGGCTACAGTAACAGGAATAGATAACGGTGGCGTGGCAACAGGCAGCGCTACTCTTGTACCGACTCAGGGAGCGGTAAAGACCTATGTTGACGCACAGGTATCAGCGCATGATTTAGACTACACAGATTATTCAGATACTGGTGGACTTAGTGTTGATCTTGATACTCAGACATTTAAGATAACTGGTAGCACTGGTGTAACAACTTCTGGTACCGGGCAAATACTTACAGTATCAGGTACTGACGCTACTACGTCAGTGAAGGGTGTAGCCTCTTTCTCATCAGATAATTTTGATGTGTCTAGTGGTGCGGTAACAATAAAGGCTGATGGGATTGATGACACACTTATAGACTTTGGTACTGGAGCTAATCAGGTATCCTCAGCAGATGTACCAGAAGCGACTAATCTTTATTATACCAACGTCAGAGCAGATGCCAGGATAGCAGCGGCTGATATTGGTGACCTAAGCAATGTTGACACTACCGGCGTTGCCGATGACGATATTCTTAAATATGATTCTGCCAGTAGCTCTTTCAAAGTAGAGCCAGACAGAATTGCAAACCATCTAACAACCAAGGGTGATTTGCTTGGGTTCTCAACCACAGAAACAAGAATCCCGGTTGGGGCAGATGGTAAGGTTATGACCGCAAGAGCAAGTGCAACCTACGGTATTGATTGGGAAGACTTGGTAGATAACTCAGCAGCAATGGCGCTGGCATTAGGAGGCTAAATGGCTAATAC